AAAAATCAGAATCTAACACTGAAAATGTAAAGACAACAAAAATTAAAGCAAAACCCAAAGCCAAAGCCAAAGCGAAAGCCAAAGCGAAGGCGAAGGCAAAGGCGAAGGCGAAGGCGAAGGCGAAGGGACCGCCTAAAAAGCGTGGACGCAAGCCAAAAGGAGGTAAAATTCTTCAAGTCACAAAACCTTCAAATGCCAATACTGTCATTAAAAGACCGAATGTAATTCTACATTTGAAGTGTTCTACGCAAGAAATTTCTACCAATGGTTCTAAACATTCACCTAAATTTTTGGATATAGAGAATATGCAAAACACTACGTTATTTAATGAAATTAAACTAAAAGAAAACGATAATATTGAACAAAAAGATGTTTGGGACAAAATTAAAATTTTGCGAAAACAACTTCATACCAATGACGTCTGCGGAAAGAGATCAAATTGTTTTTGGTGCACATGTGGATTTGATAATCCTCCGATATTTATACCCAGACAAGAAAGAAAGGGTGTTATTGAAGTTTATGGATGTTTTTGTAGCCCCGAATGCGCCGTAGCATATCTTAAAAAGGAACCCATTGATACATCTATTTTATGGGAAAGATATGCCTTATTAAATCACATATATTCGGGTATTTACAATTATACTAAAAATATTAAACCTGCACCATGTCCATATTATACATTGGATAAGTATTATGGTAATCTATCAATAGAGGAATACAGAAAGTTGTTAAATAATCAACAACTTTTGCTAATAGTTGAAAAACCTCTCACGAAAGTGTTACCAGATTTATATGAGGAAAACAATGATACGCCAAATATTTATAATGATTTATTGACAGAACAAAATAATAAGTCCACCCTTCGTTTAAAAAGGTCCAAGAAGTCTACTACGAAAAAGAGTATATTATCGACTAACTTTAATTTTTAGTTTTTTTTTGACATAACGATTGGAGTGTCTCCATTCGTTCTGCCTCGTCCTTTCTTTTATTGTATCCCTGCATAGCCGTGTCCATAAATCCACGTATTTCCTTAAATATAGTTTGATTTACCGTATTAACCTTTTCATATTTAGGTTTATCCACAATGCCCATATATTCTCGGATAACTTTGTGTAAATCAAAATCATATTCTTTTAATTTCAGGTATGCTTTGTCTCTATCATAGTCCGTTTGTTTCATAATTACTGAAATATTATTATGTACCGTAGCGATCTGTATTACCTTTCTATAATCACCATTATATTCAATTAGTCCACGATACGCCTGCGTTTCACTCAATCCCGTTTTTTTACAAACCATGTAAAGAACATTCTTGTGTTCATCACTCCACTCAGACTGCTTATCAGAATCATCGCTAGACCTTTCAATATTATTCAAAATATTATTACTAGTATCTTTAATATTTGCCATATAATATATCTTAATACCTTTTTTAAATGTATTAAACGATATTCGTTAGTAATAATTAAATGAATTTAGGGACAAATATGGAAGAAACTAACATAGGAACAATTGTTAGCGACTTTACAATGTTGTTGAATAGGCGTCTGCAGCAATTTCAACAAAAAATAAGTACTGACAATAAAATCGGAATAGAAACTATGGAGGTATTAAAAGAATTGCCCATGGTTAAAATTCTTGAGGCCAAACTTAGTGAAAAGAATCGCATCATATTAAAATTAAAAGCAGAAATTGCCCAATTAAAAGGTGGCGCAAAAATACAATTACAGACAAACGAAATTCTTGACGATGATTCCAATGTTAGTTATAATGATATCTCTGATCTTGTCGAGGCGGGAGTAAAAAAATTAGAAGCTGATAGAATTACCAAAATCACTAAATTAAATTCAGACACGTGGTCCTCTTCTTGGAATAAATATTCAAACGATAGCGATGATGACACCGTTCCCAATACCTTTAATTCTTACACCTTTTTACATGATGATGAAGAAGAGGAAGAAGATGATGATGATGATGATGAAGACGAAGATGAAGATGAAGACGAAGATGAAGATGAAGATGAAGATGAAGATGAAAATGAAGATGAAGAAGATGAGGTTATTGACACTTCCAGTGAAGATGAAGACTTAGAAATTAGAGCAAAAAAGCTCCAAGAGAAAGAAGATTATAAAAACCAGGTTGCAAAAACAATATTAAAAGCCCAGCAAGCGGGGGACTATGCTACAATTGATACCGCCAGCGAAGAAGATGAAGAAGTAGATAAAGATGAAGAAGATGCGGTGGATAAGGTGGTTATTGTATCGGCAGAAGATGCCAGAGACAATTGTGTAGAGACCGACGATGAAGAGGATGCGCTTGATGTAGATGAAATTACAATAGATAAGAAGTTATATTATACAAATGATAAATTAAACGGTGATATTTTTGAATACAAAGACGATGGAGAGATAGGTCCTGAAATTGGTCATTTTGAAGATGGTCATGCCTTTTTTTCGTAATATAGTATAAGATGGTATTACAACAAATATGTTCACCTGCATTAATTTATCTGGTTTTTTCGGTAACACAAATAGTAATTGACACATTTAAAGGAATGTATAATATTGCATTTATAAAGTTGTGGGTTGCGCTAATTTTTACCATTTTGTTAAATTTTTTATGCAATAAGGGTTTAGGGATAATATCTTGGATAATCGTGTTTATTCCATTTATTCTGATGACCGTAATTGTAACAATGCTGCTGTTAATGTTTGGACTCGATCCTTTGACGGGAAGGCGGCCAAAAATAACAGTTAATAATCGCAGACACAATAAACATGGGAAACATCATGGAAAACATCACGGAAAACATCACGGAAAACATCACGGAAAACATCGTGGTCGTGATGAAGATGATCCTCGCGGTAAACATCGCCGCCACAAAAAAACACCTAATTATTTACAAACCGACGAGATTGATAGAAGAAAGGGAAGAAAAGAAAGGGGGCACAGATTCAAACCTGAATATGATCGCACACATATTTCAGCGGCTCAGAAAAGAGTATTGGATGATATGGTTCGGTCAAGAACAACATTGGGCGACGACCCTTTGATCAATAAAAAAAGCATTTAAATAATAATATATAATTATACTATCATGTTTGAGACATTATACTATTATTTTCTTTTACCCTTAACGGTTGTGGCCGGCGCTGCTGGAGTTTACTATGTTTTAGAACCCAATGGTGCAAAACGTATCTTTGTTAAGACGTCGTGGAATATGAGCAAAGCATACTTTACGTGTCAAATATGGGGTAATAAAATATCAAATTTTTTAGATGTGGAGAATGAAGACGATGATTCTGACACAGATTTTGAATCTGATGACGAGGATCCTATGAAACAAACAGTTGTATTATATGATTCAAAAGATGAGAATAATTATATAACTGATGAAATAAACGATGAATTGAAAACATTAATAAAAAATATTTCACCGAGTATAATGTTTATTACGACTAAAATTAAAGATGTAATTTATTATAAAAGGACGGATGATCCATTTTTATCTGATACGGAATATGAAACATTTACTGATAAACCATTTGTACAAGTTGAATATATTGAGGGCGGAAATGATGATGAAGTATTGGATATTCATTCAAATTTAACCGGATTTTACATAAACGGTAATATTATATTAGATAAAGAATTCTTAGAATGGTATTTGCCAAATTATTATCAACGAAGTCTAGGAGATGGTTATTCTCTGCGTATATTCGATAAAGATGTAACACTATTTACTATTTCAGGCGACCAAGGTATAAAATTGGAAAACAATGGTTATAATATCTATACAAAAAGCGAAGAAGCTAAAAAAGAGTATGAAGGGGCAATTGAAGAAAAAGACTAATGAAAAAGATATAAAAAATTGATTACTATAAATAGTATAATGGACACGGGAACAACAAGCATGTCTACAGCTGTAGCAAATGAAACAGAACAACAGAACACAACAGTAACAGTGAATCCATTGTATGATAAGTGGGTTCTTTGGGCTCATTTACCACATGATACAGATTGGTCTATTAAAAGTTATAAAAAGATCATAACATTGACATCATTAGAGGAAACGGTTGGGCTTTATAGAGTTATTCCAGAGAAATTGGTTAAAAACTGCATGCTTTTCCTTATGCGAGAAGGGATAAGTCCAACATGGGAAGATCCTAAAAATCGTCAAGGTGGGTGCTTTTCATTTAAGGTCCCCAATAAACAAGTATTCCCAACCTGGAAAAATCTAAGCTATGTGCTCGTAGGAGAAACCCTGTCCAATAATCACAAGATGTTGAATATAATTAACGGCATCACCATATCTCCGAAGCGATCATTTTGCATTGTTAAAATCTGGCTTGCAGACTGTACTGTACAAAGTCCGGCAAAACTAACAGAAATCCCGGGATTAAGTATTCATGGTTGTCTCTTCAAGAAACATAAACCCGAATATTAAATAGAATGTATTGACATGCGATAAATGTAAATACATTATAAATTAGCTACAACTTTATTATAGGTCATTATTCTCAATATTAACCTATTATTTATCTTGTTATTTATTAGTTGAATAATATCCTGAGGAATCAGTTGCATTATATTTAAATTGAAATATATTTTTAAGTTTTTAAAGTACTATAAAAATGACTTCAATAACAGAACACAACAATCAAATAGCAAAAGAAATCAAAGGCTTAACCAAGCCATTGTCTTCTTATCAACTATACTGTCAAGCTATGCGCGAGCAATGGGGCAATATGCGGGAAGAGGGCAAGGATAAATTCATTAAAAAGGCACAGGAAGAAAAGGTCAGACACCAAAAACAAAAAGAAGAAATTTTGGCCAAAGCTAGAGAAAAAATTAAGAATAAAAAAATCTTCCTACGGTACTCCACGGGAAGAGTACCATGTGTAGGATTAGACAACGGGTTTTCAAGCTATACAATAATTGGACCGGTTGGAGAATTGGAAGTATTCACGGAAGTAGAAAAACAAAAACTCATAGAAAAAGGTGTACCTGAAAACAAAATAGGTAAATATAAATCTGTCGGGGGGAGAAAATTTAATTGGCGAGCTGCAAGAAAGTGGGACGTAACGGTTTATGGTGGATCCCAGAATTACCGGCCATGTTGGGGAGGGTTAATAGAAAACTACATGGGAGAAGCAGGCAAGTTTACCGACTACCACAACTATAAAGGGGAAACTTGGACAACGAATTATTAACGTCTTTTACTTCTACGTCTTTTACTTCTACGTCTTTTACTTCTACGTCTTTTAATTCTACGTCTTTTCACACTCCTTCTATTGCTTTTATACCGTCGTCTTTTAGTTATGCTCCTACGTTTAGTAAATTTTTTTCTCCGTTTTTTACTTCTACCTTTCCCCCCTTTGCTAATACCATAAAGTGTCATATAATCGTTACGTGAGGGTCGCAAATGATTAGGTATGTCTTTATAAAATGTATCATAATCCACAATCTCTTCTTCACTGGCGGGATCATTTCTCAAACCATAAAGTGTGATATAATCTTTACGAGAGGGTCGCAAATGATTAGGTATGTCTTTATAAAATGTATCATAATCCGGTACTACTGGAGTTTTCTGTAAATCTTGCATTGAAAGAAGTGGACTTATAGCACTGGGTGGATCTTGAAAGTTAATAACACTGGCGGTTGCACCATCGTATTCCAGTCCTCGTCTTTCAGGAGTGATTTCTTTTGCATCCCGGATTTTGCGCCATGTGGCAAAGGAATCATCGTAAAAATAATTTCTTGAATTCCATCCAACCTCCACATTATCGTTATTTTCAATATCACCTATCCAATATATTCCAACGCGCCCAGTATCATCACTTAAAATCTTTAAATGTGAATTATTCTCATCTGCTAATACATCTCCATATTCTGCCTCTGAATAGATTTTTCCATCTACCCAACGTTGCCACAAATCTTTTTGTTTTGAAGTCAACTTAACTTTTACTTTTACACCATCTGGTCTATCAAATAAAAACGCACCTTTGTTTGACGACATCTTTTCTGGAATTTTTACTTTATACACATCCATTTATATATAATGAATATTTAATTATAATTTGAGTATACTATTAGTATTATAATGGTGCAAAATAAAACTAAGTAGTCCGATTATTACATCTACCAATAAATAAATCCACGAATATTTTTTCTTATTGATTGCACTAAATGCAAATAATCCATATAATAAACTATGAAGAGGTCTCAAATTGTTCCACCATATTTTTCCTCCGAATACTTCAGCTCCAGTTGTACGCGAATTACTTATGTATAGTAATAGAAAACTAATTGCAGGAATGGTAGCTCCGTACCCCATATATTGTAAATATTGGGGGGTTGTTTTTTTGGCCACATACACCAATAATGTTCTAATACCTATACATCCAACTAAAAATAATACGAATCGTTTTTGTATATTGTTCATTTTATATATACAATATATTTATTGTATAGATGGGGATTAGAAAATTGAAAAATTTAAAATCATAATTATGTTTATTATTAAAAACAATGCCAAAATATAATCAATATTATAAAGCTAAAACCGGTCGTGTTGGTGTGGGACAATATAGAAAATATATTCTTGCGAGGAGTGGTGAAAACTACAATAGTAATTCAAAACAGGTTTTAGAAAT